CTTTGGCTGGAATGTATCCTGGCCGATAGCACGAACCATCTGTAGTGGAACGTATGGGCAGTAGAATAGACCAGCGTCAAATGGTGAAGAACCACGGTAACCAACGGTTACGAGTTCGTCGCCGTTTGCTGAACCACCGAAGTAAGGGTCGATATAGACCTTAATACGGCCGTGAAGAACGCCAACAAATGTGTTGCCTGTATCGTCAACGGTTAGGTTAGCCTGTAGAGCAGGGGTGTAGTCGAGAACACCAGCCATAGCCATTGCTGAAGCAACGTCTGAAGAAACGATAAGGACATTGCCTTTGCCTCTACGGGTTGCTTTTGCGATTGCGTTTGCTTCACGCTCAATGTGGAAAATAAGACCCTTGAACTTCTCAACTGACCAACGGCCGTTTGAGTCTGTGTCAAGATCGAATGTACCAGCGGTTGTTACACCATACTGAGCACCTGTTGTAGCAGAACGATAAATGCTGCGGATAACCTCACGGTTAATTTCAGCAAGAATCTCTGTTGAAAGGATGTTAGCAAGTTCTGTTTCAGCATCTAGGCCGTGAATTGCCTTAAGATCCTGAGCAAGTTCTGTGGTGTATTCTGCTTTTAGGGCACGTGAACGAGCGGTTACAGTAACCTTCTCGATTGAGAATGCCATTTCAGCAAACATGTTACCAGCAGCATCGCCGAGAGCTTCTGACTGAGCAGTAGTCATGCCCTTACCAACACCGAATGTAGCGGAGTCGCCAAGGTCTAGAACTGGGTTGGTGTTACCAGAAACGCCAGAAACAGCACCAGCAAGACCACCAGCAGAGTTCTGTGAAGAAAATGCTGTGTTTGCTTCGAGAAATAGTGCTTCGCCGCCATCCATTGTCTTATACTTAGAACGCATTGCGAAGATAAGGCCGGTTGGACCGGTCATTGGCTGAACGCCGCAGATGTCGTATGCGATTAGGTTAGGAAGCGCACGACGAACGAGTGAGATAAGAATTGGGTCGTATGAAGCAACATTGGTGCCTGCACCGAGACCGCCACCAGCGTTAGTTGGAGCGGCTTCGTTAAGGGCACGTGACTCTTCAGCCATTGCCTTTTCTTGGTTCTCAAGGATAACCGCTGTAACAGCACGGCGATATGAATCCTTAATGGTGTCGAGACCGTTGTGGTCAAGAACTGGTGACCACTTCTTCTCTAGGTTTTCTGTAAGATACATTTGTTTTACCCTTCTTTCTATGTTTTTTAAGTTAAATTAATTTGGAAGACTTCTGCCAAGAGCCTGAACGTAGCGAGACATCGGACCTTCTAGGTTCTCATTAAGAGACTGTGGGTCATTTGACTCAACTTTGTCTAGGACAGCATCGTTCTTAGCCGACACTGGGAAATAATTTTCCTTAAGTGTAGAAACTTTTTCTATAAATTGTTCATCAGATGTATAGTCAACACCTTCAGCAAGTGCCTGTAGTTTGGCAGCTTGGGTGCTGGTTAGGCCTTCACAAACAACAGCGGTCAATTCAACCTTACGTGACTCGGCAAGCATACCGGTTAGTTCAACATTACGCTGAATTTCTTCGTTTAGCTTTGCTTCAAGTTCTTCAACTGTCTGTGATAGTTCCTCAACTACCTGAACTTCCTCTTCAGGAACGTCAATGTAGTGTTCTGCAAATAGTGAACGGAGACCAGAGATAAAGTCCTCTGTAAGTTCGCTACGGAGAGCGGACTCAACAGCAACTTCGTTTTCTTCAATCCACTGTTCAACAACGTAGTTTAGATATTCGTCAACCTGTGAAGATAGTTCCTCTTCAATCTGAGCAACACGTTCCTCAAGAGTCTCGGCATAAGCCTGCTCTAGTAGGGCAACTTCTTCTTCTAACTTTGCCTTAACGGCTGCTTCGAAGATTGTTGTAGCCTTAGCATGGAACTCTTCTGAAAGGTTTTCACCTTCTAGTAGTGCATTAACGTGTTCGGCCATATCGACCTCGTAGGTCTCTAAGGCTTCTGAAATCTCTGATTCATCTTCTTCTGAGATAAACTCAAAGTTTTCGTCAATAGCAGCAAGAATTTCTTCTTCTGAAAGACCGGCTTCAATAGCCTCGGCGATGAAATCTTCTAGTTCTTCGGAGAGTTCAACCTCTTCGTCGCACTTTTCCATCTTGCCTTCGTGCTTATCATCTTCTTCTTCGTGGTCTTCCTCTTTTTCAGCCTTTTCTTTCTTGGCTTCTTTGAGGGCCTTTAAACGCTCGGCAACTGTCATACCTTCTTCAACAACTTCACCTTCATCTTCCATTTCTTCTGCCATAGCATTTAGCTTCTTTGTTGGATCAGCAGCAACGGATGATTTAGATGAACGAGAGGTGTCCTTGCCGACTTTCTTAGCAGCATTGGCGCCAAGATTCTCGTCAGGTGTTTCTGTTGGTGTAGCACCATCGAGGTCGTCAACACCAGAGAATGATGAAACGTCGGCAGAACCGGCGCTCTGTGAGTGACGCTCATCCTTGGCCTTTGAACCAGGGCGTAGTGTTTTAGCATTGCCTGTAGAGGCGGTTGAAGGGTCTACTGGGTTTGGGTTAGAAACTCCGCCACTGGTTGAACCAACGGTTGGGATACCCTCTACCAGCGTTTTACCTTCTAGAACTGCCTTTGCAGTTTCAGTTAGTGATGCCATTGGATAGATACTCCTTTATTATCCTAATTGTTATTTAGTATTTTCAAAGTTTTGAAATATAGTTACTGAAAATTTTCAGTGCTACATCTTCAATTTCGTTTTTAGACGCTTCGGTGATAAGTTTCTTGGCACGATAAAAATCACGCTCTTTCCACTTACCATTCTCAAAGATCCACTCTTTACCTTCCATAATCCCCTGAACGAAGGCGTCTGGTGCTGATGGGTCGGCCACAACATCTGCTGCTGTTGCTAACTTATAATCGTCTTGTACCTGCTGGTATCCATTGTATGCTTTTAGAGACCCTACGCCTCTCGTTGATACACCAAGACTTGCACCTCCATCTAATAAACTCTTAACAATCTTACCGTTAGGAGTATCTAAAATCTTTGCTTTACCAATAAAGTTTGTCCCTTCAGGTTTCAATGATGTAATCATGTGGGACACACGGTCTAGGTTGATTTGAGGATTCTCTGGATGACCTAGTTCACCAAATGCTCTGCCTTTCGTAACATAGTCTCGGTTATATCTTTCTGCCTCTTTTGAAAGAACAGACATAGGATATACACGACCGTTACGGTTCTGCTTCTCTGCCTGCATAAAGATACCAGTGATAAAGTGGTTTTTACCACCTTTACCATCGGACTCTACGAGGTATTGAATATCTTGAATTTCTTCTGTAATTAATTTCATTTCTTTAACCTATTAGGTATATTTAGTTATTTTAAATTGCTGATGATCCAAAATGTCCGGCAATTTGACCTGCTTTGGAATCTGCTTTTCTTTTAAAGTCTCCAATATTTGTCATAGCAGTTTTGACTTTATGTGTTTGATAACCTAATGGAGATACTTTTTTTAATTTTCCATAAGGATCGCTATGACCTCTTGCTTTAAGACGCTTGGCTATATCTGCTATTTTAGCAACTTGCTTTTGTCTATCTTCTGGTGTTTTAGCAGCGGATTTAGGAGCAAGTTTCTTTACTCTAACCTCTGGTTCTATTGTAGGAACCGTACCGGAAGTAGGTTTTTGAGGTACTGAAGGAGGAACAGGTGCTGCTTGTGATTTAGCGGCACTTTTCTTCATGGCGGATCTTTTTGCCTGTTCACGACTAACTCTTTCGGACTGTGCTTTTGCAGCACCTTTAATTGCTTGACCAAGTGCAACAGCGGACTTTTTTGCTCTTTTTTCTAATTCTTCTTGTGAACCAGAACCTACACCTGTATTTGCTTCCGATATTTTTTTCTTTTTGGTTACAACAGGTGTGATATCACTTTTTGCTTTTCTTTCAATTTCTTTTGCTGCCTTTAATGCCTCAAAATAATCAGAAGCTTTCATAAATCCTGCTTTTTTACGGCGTTCAAAATCT